CTCCATACACAATTGAAGCTGTGGCATGTAATGGATTGGTACTTCACCAGGTATAATCTGTCGCATTGGGGGGCATTTAATCTCCACCAATTTCCCAGACTCAGATACACCATCTGGACTCCCACCGAGCCATGTATGCACAGGGTGTGGACAAAGACCAAGCTCGTGTACAACCTCCCCATGCCTCTCTTCATATAGAATACGTGCTTCATCTTCATACTTCTCACCGTGTCGTGTAGCTGCATTACCAGTGAACTTTTCACCGAGACCACACTTTTTTAGTAAGAGTTCCGCGGGTGTTTCGTATTTATTAACACCAATGGCTGTAGCTGCATCGGATGCAGTTAACATGTTGCCACGGAGAGCAAGCCATTCTTCAGACTTCTGTGCAGCGAACTCGATTTCGAGCAGGGCTTTCACATTAGGATGCATCTTACATTAATTAAAGTTGTAGTTTTTAAGTTCTTCTGCGACGTTAAAATATGTTTGTGCTGCATTTTGTTCAGCTTGTTTCTTACTCTTGGCAACACCCCTAGCAACAAAACCATCATTGATATGGATATCAATGTAGAAGAGACCTTCGTGGTGGGCAGCTACGCGGTACTCTGGGAGTGGCCAGTTATTAACCTGACAATGTCGCATGAGGTGATCCTTGAAGTTATCATCCACCATGATGGAATTCATATCAACCATCTCTGGGTCTTGGTAAATCCTAAGAATGAACTCCTTTGTGTGAAGAAGACCCAAATCCATGTATAACGCTCCTATCAAAGCTTCAAAAACATCTTCTAAAATTTTTGGATTGTTATTCCAGTTGTTGCGCAACCCCTTCTCATCCATGATGACGAGTGCATTCAGGTTCAGTTTTTCTGCAATCTTAGCTAGGGTTTCACCACGTACAAGCTTTGTACGAGCTTTGGTGAGGAACCCTTCTTGACGACTTTCGTACCTATCAAATAGGAACTTAGTGATGACAAACCCGAGTACGGAGTCACCAATAAATTCAAGGGTTTCAAATGATTCTTTGAATTGTTCATATTCTTTTAGAGCGGATTTATGCGTAAAAGCTCTTTGGTACAAAGCAAGGTCTTTGATTTTTGTACCAACAAGTTGTTCGGCAGCTTCCTTTGTAAGGAAAGATACCATGTTTTATTATGTTATGTTTTTAGTTTTTAAGCCTTTTCCTTCTTAATGTAGTGAGGCGACAGGTACTTCTGAAGGTTAAGGTAAGTAACAATAACGTCGGCGGGAGGAGCAAGAAGGTCCCGGAGTGTATCGTCGAGAATAATCTGGCGACCGTTTTCGGGGTGCTTAAGACCTTTCTCAGTGATATACTTGTTAATGAACTTGGTAACCTCTGAGCGGGAGATGAGGTCTTCTGCGGGAAGTGCGAGGAATGTGCGCAACTTAGGTGTGATTTCCTGTTTTCGGTTGAAGCCGTTGTTCTCAGCGCGCTTCTTAGCCTTCTCACCATCGGGGTCTTCCTGGGTGTTCTTAACCTTACGTACAAGCTTGGTGAGGTTCTTCACATCGTTGCGGAGGGCGGCAATTTCGAGTTCGATGTTTTCGAGAGACATTATATCTATCTTACGGACGTAATCTTTAAGTCAAGATAAAAGAGACCAATAAGTACCAGCATACATATGAATATAGACACTGACACTTGAACGGGTGTCAAATTCTCAATCATAGTGAGTTGTACTGGGCGGTCGATGAATCTAAATGGCTGACGAGAACCATCATCAGGGCACCCACCAAAACAACAGTCTTTTGGACAATGTTTTACATTGGCACCCTGACGAGAACCACAGAACTGATTGGTTTCACCCTTGTATGCATAACATCTACATTCGTCGATGACTCGGCAGACCATATTAATATATCACGATATATTAATGGATGACCAAATTTATTCGAAATCTACCATTGATAAATTCCTAAATGAAAATTTACTTTTCAAAGATGCTAAATTGAAAAAGTATTATGACAGGAATTTACAGAGGGACCTCGGTAAGTTTAGGAGTCGAGTTCACAGTACATATCGTACCAAAGATTTTGAGAAAGTTGTGTATCTTCTCATAACAGATTCACTCCGAGATATCATCATAGAGACTATCGGTGAAATATCAGAGTATATGAAGAATATGGGTGATATCATCGTGAGTGGGGGGGAAGCTTTCAACTTATATGTGGATTTCAATGATAGAATAGTCACCGCTGATATAGATGCAAAGTTTGTTCCTAGGATGCCTGTGAATCCACAATACTTTGGAAAACTTCAAGCAACCAAATTGTTACTATGGAACAAATTGGGTGAAATATCTAAACGCCTGAATACCCGCGTAAAGAAACGAATCATGAGCATGAAAAAGAAGCATCCCAAGTTGTTTAAATTTTTGGGTGTCAGTTTCAAACCTTCTGGGTCAGTTGTATCTCGTCGGTATACTCTTATCAAAAAGAAAAAGAGTAAGTTGGGAAACCAACCCAGTAAAGGGGATGTCTTCATCGATGTAGAATTGTTTGCACTCGATACAAATTTACGTTTCTTTTCCCCTAAAACTGGACAAATTGAGGATGTCACACTTGGGGGTCTACTTGATATTCCATTTATGCGACCCAAAGAATTTGGATACGAGGTTGTTCTGTCTAGACGTAGGGGTATAACCTATAGAAACCTGGATACTGGTAAATTAGTCACAAACAACAAGGTTTATGTGGCCAGTAGAGAGTTTCTAATCGAGGATATATATTTGATGAGTAAACTCAATCTTCGTCCGGAAAAGAAACAACGAGACCGACTTCGCCTCATAAAACTTGGACAGTTGTTTGATAAGAAAGTCAAAAATTCAGATTCTATCGAAGAAGTTTTCAAACGTGTAAAATCTAAACTTACCAGGAAAACCCCAGCCACTAAGAAGGATGGACGTGTTTCAATGAATCAAGCAAAGCGTGTAGACCCGTATAAGTATAAAAACTTCACAACCAAACCATCAGAAGAAAAACTGTCTAAACAACTCGTTCAGGGTTTAAAACCGGTCGTGGGCAACGCTAAAGTCAATGGATACACAAATTCCTCAGGTAATAAACAGTTAAATTTGAAAACTATGAAATGGAAGACTGTGACCAACAATTCTTACGTAAAGAACGAGTATAAACTCAGGGCGACCAATGCGAAGAATTTACCAAATAATTTCAATGTTTCAAACACTTTATATGGTTATAAACCCAGGAGAAACACGTGGGTACCAAAAGATGTTCTAAATGGGTCAGCCGCTATACCGTTTGTTGGTTTAAAGAAATGAAACCTAATATAGACATAAATGATCTACAACGCTCCCACCAAAGGTGAAGATGGACTCTATTTCGTAAAGGCTCTCAACGATGAAAAGCGTAAGTGTTTTGTTCAACTCAACAAGGTCAAGGTTACTGACGTCTCAGGCGAGATCGTGATTGATATCGTATCAGAGGCGAACACCAAGAAGGTTGAGGGTGTCGATGCTCAGAACCTCGTGGCGGCCCTCGAGAATTCTGAGACCTGGTTTGGTAAGAAGCTTACTGAAGGTGTCGTCAAGGGTGCCTACACTTCCAACCTTGGTGGTGGCATGATGACATGCGACCGTCTCGATGTCACCAAGGTATACAGTGCACAGCAGGAGCTCATCGACTTTGAGACCCTTCAGCCAGGGAAGAACTGCAATGTCATTCTCGAATTTGCCGGACTTTGGTTCGCCAAGAAGGCATTTGGTCCAACCTGGAATGTTGTCCAGGTCAAGGTTCACCCAGATCCTATTCTAGATGTATACCCAGACCAGTATGCATTTGTCGACGAGGATGAAGAATAAAAAAATTTGTTAACAGTATATAAAAGATGTCGATGTTTACCAAGGGTCGTAAGCAAAATATTGTCATGCTCCTTGCCGTAGCTACTCTCATTTTTCTTCTATTCAAGATGAACTCCACCAAGTCCGGTTATGCCATCACTGAGCGTCAGTACTCAGCATTCGGTGCGGCCCCAGCTGCCGGACCTACCGCTGCCCCCGCCGCTGCTTCCAACGGTTGCGGTATGGATAAGGGTACTGGTCTCGCCTCCTCCCTCCTCCCCCGTGAGGTCGCCTCGGCTGAGGACTTTGGTCAGTTTGCCCCAGAGGACATCCTCAAGGGACAAAACTTCCTTGAGCCCCGTGCCCAGGTTGGTTTCCCCGAGACTGTCGGTGGCGCTCTCCGCAATGCCAACCAGCAGATTCGCAAGGATCCCCCAAACCCCAAGGACCCATTCGTGTGGAACAACTCCACCATTGTCCCCGACACCATGCAGCGTGGATTGTGCGCTTAAAGATTAGAACGTAATTACATTTAATAATGAGTTCTGTTCCTAACGAATTATCTGACAGCGTTTCCAAGCTGGTAGAACTTACAAAACAACTATCTGAAGCGAAATCTGATATCAAAGTCCTAAACCAGGAGGAGAAGCGTCTTAAGGAGAATGTTAAGAAGCATATGGTTTCTCAGGGTATTGATACCATTAACCTCAGGAAGGGGAAAATTAGTATCCGCAAGTCTACACGAAAGGCGGGTATGAGCAAGGATGCAGTGAGAGATGGACTTCTCACATTTTTCAGCGGAGACGAAGCAAAGGTCGAAGGAGCCCTAAATGCCATCAAAGATGGTCTTAAAACAAAAGAATCGACTTCTATTTCATTAACTGGTATAAAAGATAAACCCGAGAAGGAAGATAAGTAAATAGACATGGTTTGGAGCCAATACGTATACGAAGCCACCAGCGGATTTGACCCCGTCGTCAGCGATGACGACGAGTTCAATGATGAACACACTCCTCTGAATATCGAAGACTGGGAAGTCGAATACTCAGATGAATTACGGTACATGTGGAATACGATGAATACACTCTTGTACGATGCACGTCTTGAACATTCAGGAAAATTTTGTGATTTTGTTGAATTTTGTTATCTGGAACATGATTCACAAGATGAATATGTAACAACTTTACATGACGATGAATTCGAGTATATATGGAAGAATCTCAGGAGGATTATCAACAATAACGGTCTACATGAAGAATTGATGCGTGGTGCAACACTCTATCATTTTTACGACTTTGTAGATAATTATATGTGTGTATATTAAACCAATATGCTGCCAAACCTTACATCCCAGAAAGTTGCCATCCCCGCTGCCCTTTTTTTGGCTCTGAGCCCCGGTCTTCTTGTGACTACCGACGGCTCAAAAGTTTCATACATGAACCGAAAAACCGGTCAAATGGCCGTATTCTTCCATGCGCTCGTGTTCTTCCTCGTGTACAGTCTCATCGCCAAGTCCATGGGTCTCGTTCTCACCCGCAACGACCTTATCGTGAGCACTGCACTCTTCCTCATGCTCAGCCCAGGTCTTCTTCTTACCCTCCCACCTGGGTCAGGAGGCGTTCTTCGGTCGGGTCAGACCAGCCTGAACGCGGTGCTGGTGCACTCGGTTGTATTCGCGGTGGTTTTCGCGCTTTTGCGTCGTCAATTTCCTCAGTTCTATTAAATAGGAAGATGAAATATCTTGTATTAGGACCAGCTGGTATGGGTATATTCGCCCTAATCGGTAG